TCTTATGACTGATGATAAACACATTAGCATCTTGTAGTACAAACCGTACAATTTTTAGGAACTCCTCTGTACCGAACCCATCAAGAGAAGAATCAAACACTTCATCCATAATCAATAGGTTAGTGACCACACTATTTTTCATTCTTGCTATATCTCTCCATGTGAATAGAAGTGCAAGGTCTATCCTCATCTTCTCACCCTCAGAGAATGATGCATAAGAAAATCTCTCATGCATGGGTGTCTGTATACTCTCACTAAAGTCTTCATCAAGTGTAAAATTGATATAAAAATCCATTCTCTGTAGGTAATCGTTGACCTGACGATTGATAAGTGGTAGATACTTTCTTATAATAGATCTCTTGACACCATCATCGTTCATCAATGCTTTAGATTGATCTAAGTATTCGTAATCATCTTTTAGTTTTGTGAGTTCGGATAATATATCTTTGAGACTTGTTTTATATTCTTCTAATTTGTCATTCTCAGCAGTTCTATTTTCAAGTTTGTCGGTAATGTTTTGAATTTCTTTTTCAAGATCCTTTTTGAGTTTTGTTGTTGTAGATAGGTGAATGTTGTTGTTAGAAATCTCATTATTGAGTTTAGTAATCTCGTTTTGAAAACCAAGAAACTTTGCATATCTTTGCTCTTCAGCATTGACTGCTTCTTCTAGTTCTACTACGTTCGCCCTATACTTGGCGATGTCTTCTTCAAGTTTGCCAATCTTATCTAGACGAAATGATTCATCTATAGACTGTGTACACTTAGGGCAAACTGTATTATTATTCCAGAACCCTAATTCATTACAGGCATCTTGTCTTTTAAAATTTACCTTATCTCTAAACCTTTCTAATTTTTTTACAGTATCACCTGCTGTAAGGTACTCTGCCATCTCTCTTTCTTTTTGACTGACACCAGTGATGAGAGTTTCAACACGTTCTTGATAGTCGGCAAATTTTTCTTCACAATCAACAATTTTCTGTCTTTTCTTACTAATGTCACTCTCGCCTTCCTCCTCTATCTGTTTGATAAATCTTTTTTGCATTACTATTTTATCTGCAACAGATTCTTTCTTCAACTCCAACACTTTGATACGGTCACGACAGACCTTCAGTTTATCCTTGAGTATGTCAGACATACTAGAGAACACCTTGATATCTAATAGATCCTCTATGACCTCCCTGCGATGTGGAGCACTAAGTTGCATAAAGGGAACGAAAGAAGCACTGCCAAGTATAACAATTTGAGTGAAAGATTTGTAGTTGAGTTTGAGTATTTGTCCTTCCAAAGACTTCTGTTGATCATTAGCAGAAGAGTCCTCGTTGAGTTTTTTTCCATTTTTGTATATCTCAAATATGTTTGGTTTGATACCACGTATGACCTTATAGTCAACGTTTGATATAGAAAAGTCTATCTCTACCCTTGCATCTCTTTCATTGATACTATTTACAAGTTGACCCTTACTTATCTTTCTGAACGGTTTACCGAACAAAGAAAAAGTCAATGCATCAAGGAGAGTGCTCTTACCCGAACCATTATGACCAACAATCAATGTGTCTTTGTGTGCATTGAGTGGGATGTCAGTAAAATAATTACCAGATGATAGAAAATTTTTATATCTTATATTTTTAAATTCTATCATCTTTTGGTGGTGGAATAACGAGATCTTCTTTACTAATAACAGTATACCTTGTTCCGCTTCTTTCGCAAGCAGCAAATGCTACACTGTCTTTTAGTGTCACAACATGCATAGGAGGATCACCCTGTGCTTCAAGTTGTGTTGCATATCTCTCTGCATCATCTTTTTCCTCAAACATAAAAACAACTTTCTCTCCATACTCATTGACGACAGCATAAGCACCCTCTTGTGTCATGCCTTTGACAGTTATAATATGCACTCTAGTGCCTCCGTGTATACTTCATTTATAACTTTTTTTATTCTAATTCTATCTAAATCAGTTTCAAGATCATCAACATATTTTGTAAGAAGTGTCATTGTATCCTCTGTCTGATCTATCTCTTCATTTGCGATAACAAGATGATCTGTTCTTTCTACTATTTTTATATCAACAGGTCTTGCCTTGTCAAGTGCTTTCATAAATCTATCATACTCTTTCTCATCACTCTTTTGTCTTACAACAACCTTGACAATTTTATCAGTATATTCTGTAAAATTTGTTAGCTGTCTGGGGGTATCATTATAGTTGATTACCTTGTATAATTGAAATGGATTGTTGATTGTTTTGAGTTTCAAGGTCTCTGTATCATAGATATGGAATCCTCTCTTATCATTTACATCATTCCAAAACATCTCGTACGGATTACCTAGGTAGTAAATCGTACCATTATTACTTCTTGTATGATAATGCCCAGAAAAGACTTGCTTGAATTTATTGTATATCTCAAAATCAGCACCGTGCTCCATGATATGACCGTGAGTGGCAGTGAATCCATTGAGTTCAAGATGACCCATAGCAACTTTACATTTACTCTTCTTTATTTTTTCATATGTACTAACCTCATTCTCGACGTTGATCCAAGGTATGAAAAGTATATCTAATCCACCTACATTTAGTTCCGTGCATTCAGAAAATACGGTAATATTATCGTACTCTCGTAGTAAAAGATAGTTAGTATTAATCTCGTTAGTGTTTTTGTAGTAAGCTGTATGGTTACCGACAATAGAAACCATGCGAATGCCACGTAGATGCAAAGGATCGAAATAATGTTTTTTCGCCCAATCCAATGAATATGAATCAACACCTTTACGGTTGTCAAAAGTGTCACCAAGATCGAGAATAGTTGTGATACCTTCTCTCTCAAGAGTTGGAAAGAAAACTTCTTCATAAAATTTTAGAAAGTAATCATGATATAACTTTGATCCCTTCTTGAAACCAAGATGTTGATCTGTAATGATAGCAACCTTCATCGATTATTATTCCTATATTGTATAGCATCTTTGATTGAGTTGTATTCAGATGACTTACCATCTTCGTCTGCGACGAAGACTTCGTCATATCCTGATCTTTCGATTAGTTTAGTACGAATCTCTAGTTGTTTCTTTTCTTTTTGTATTCTACGTAGAAAGGCATAGTGTATAATCTGAGTGAAGTATGCAAAGGGATTTGTGGATTTTTCAGGATTAAAGTTATTGATATATTGTACACAGTTTTCTATACCATCACATACCATATCATCTTTGAACATGTAATTTACAAAGTTAGGTTTGTACGATAAGTGTGTAGCAATCTTTAGGAAACATTCACCAATGTAGCGAGGTATTACAGGTTTAGGTAAACCTGCTGCCTCTGCTTCTCTGATGTCTTTCTTGTATGCAACGATAGCATAGAGAAATTCTTTATTGTTTACATAATGCTCAGATCTTTTTCTTGCCATTTATGTTCGTTTGTATACACAAATTATAGCACCTCTTGACAACCTTGGCAAATACCGTTACACTAACAGTGTCGCTGTTCAGAAAACAAGCTATAGGTCTTTCTTAGGTTCTTTAGATGCAGAGTCTGATTTATATAACTTTTCTATTATTTGTCTTGCTTTATCTACACTATTTACGTATCCCATCTGTCTGTCTAGATCAGGGTGTTGACGTTTGAATCCTCCTTCAATAATATTATTATAAGTTTTGATAACTAAATCATCTTTGATTTCAGAGAGGGTGATGATTTTTTCAAGATCAATTATGTATATCTCTTCATCTGACATTTTTATCCAAGGTTCAAACTTGTACCCAAGGGGTACATTCGCTCCATGGGAGCGAACCTCTTGACATATAACTGGATTGTCTAAAATAATTTTTTCAACAGTGGTAGTATAATCTACAATAACCTTAGTTAGAACCTCCTCACCACTAACAAGTTTTACCGTGGCGATAAACTCATCGTATGGTTCTTTGTTTTTTTCAGATTTTGATCTGAATAATTTCATAACTAAACTTCTCCTCGTTGTAGTATTTGATTCGTTCAATCAGGTGATTCAAAGTGTAGTTTTGCTTTGATCCCTTCTTACAATCATCTGCTATGTCGTATAGGGTTGCATTGAGTTTATCTTTACTTTTTCTGAGAACTCTACCTATAGATTGTAGTGTTCTTATCCTAGATTTACTAGGAGATGCAAAGATAACATTGTGTAGATTCTTGATGTTGATGCCTGTAGAGAATGTGCCGAAGGATGCAATGATAATTGCATTGTCTTCTTTTTCAGTAATTCTTCTTACTGATTCTCTCTCTTCAACGTCTACTCCACCGTGAACAAAAAACATCTTTCGTTCAACTTTATTTATTATATCGTACAAGACCTCTCCATGGGTAGCAACCCTACTGTAGAGTATCAAAGTGTTACCTTTCAAGTCCCAGACTAGGTTTCTTATAAATTTATTTCTTTTTTCGTGAGTGATAAGATACTCTATTTCATCCTGATAAGTATCAAACGTGATAGGATCATGCTTGAGTAACAACACTCTGATGTTTAGATGTGCTAGATAACCTTTCTCCTGTAACTCCTTAGTGTTGACGATCTTATAAGAGGGTCCGAACAAACCTTCAAGTACCCATTTATGAGTTTGTGTACCATCAAGCGTACCTGTGAAACCATACCTGTACTTTGTGTCATAGAGTTTAGTCATGATACTTACTAATGATTTAGACTTGAACTGATGTGCCTCGTCACCTATGACCACATCAAATCTATCAAACCATGTCCTAGGTAGTTTGTATATT